ACCTCGGTGCTGGTCGTTAATAAACGCCATGACGATGACGAATACGGCATGATTAATTCCGGCGACATTGCCCGCCATGTGTTGGCCAAAGACCGTGCGCCGGATCGGGTTAACGTCTACGAGATCATGAGCAAGCCGGTGATTTCGGTGCATCCCGATATGGACATCCGTTATTGTTCGCGTTTATTCGCCAACTATGACCTGGTCAGGGCGCCGGTCATTGAAAACAATAAGATTATCGGCGTAGTCAGTCCGAATTCACTGGTACTCGATGGGATGTACAATTTATTGTAAATAAACCGGTGATACAATGCGCCCTCGCTTCGATGCTGGAAGCGATAAATAAACCCTTTAAAAAAGGCAGATGATCATGTTGAAATTGATAAGATTTAATTCCAGAATCTGGTTCTTTCTGGGTTTTCTCGGTTGTGTTTTTTTGCTGTCGATGGGCGCTTATTTCCAATTTGTCCAAGGCCTGGACCCTTGCCCTTTGTGCATTTCCCAACGCATTGCCATTTTGCTGACCGGCCTGGTTTTTTTAAGCGCCGCTATCCATAATCCGGGACGGACCGGTGTCAGCGCGTACGCCATATCAGGCGCGGTAACCGCGTTGTGCGGCGCGGCGATCTCAACCCGGCATGTTTGGATACAGCACTTGCCTGCCGATAAGGTGCCGGAATGCGGTCCCGGTCTGGAGTACGTGCTGCAAAACTTCCCTTTATTCGAAACGGTCAAGTTAATGCTCAGCGGCACCGGAGATTGCGCCAAGGTGGATTGGACCATGCTCGGTTTCAGCATGCCTGCCTGGACATTACTGGCTTTTTTGATGTTGGCAACCTTGAGTCTTTTGCAAATCTGGAATTATAAACAGGCGGATCGGTAGCGCTGGAAATCTAATGGCCCGAGTTCGCGCTTAGTCGACGTTGATGTCCTGCATCATGAACGCAGGCGATGGCCGGCTTTTGCAGTTTATATAGGCACATCATTTGCACACTCACTTTTTGATAAATTGATGGAAAAATTGCCGCATATCATTTTATTCATCCGCACCTTGCCTGTGTTGGTTTGTCTGTCCGGCATCGCATTGCCGCTTTCCCCGGCCTATGGCGGCGAGCCGGTCAGGATTGGCGTGCTCGCTTATCGGCCCAAGCCGCAAACGCTTAAGCAATGGCAACCGTTGGCCTCTATATTGAAACAAGCCATGCCGGAGCGCGATTTCGTGGTGGAAGCGTTTACTTTTCCCGAGCTGGATACGGCAGTCGCCAGCCGTCAATTGGATTTCGTAATGACCAATCCCGGACATTATGTGCTGCTGAGCAAGCGTAGCGGATTGTCTGCGCCACTCGCTACCGTGGCGGTTAATGATAATGGCCTGCCAACCACGGTATTCGGCGGCGTTATTTTCAGTCGCGCGGGACAAGCCAATATCAACACGCTGAGCGACATCAAGGGAAAAACTATCGCAGTGACCAGCACTGATTCTTTCGGCGGTTATCAAATGGAGGCGTATGAATTGAAGCAAGCGGGAGTTCGTCTGCCTCAGGACGCCAAGCTGATCGTCACCGGCATGCCTCATGACAACGCTGTCGAGACCGTGCTGGCCGGCCGTGCCGATGCCGGTTTTGTGCGTAGCGGCGTACTGGAAGGCATGGCGCGCGAAGGGAGGCTGGATATGGCGCAGCTCAAAATTTTAAATCATCAGAACCGGCCTGATTTTCCGGCGCAAATTTCCACCCGGCTTTACCCGGAGTGGCCGTTTGCCTCTCTTCCTCATATCGACGGAGATCTCGCCAGGCATGTTGCCGCGGCTCTTTTCCTGTTAGAACGCGACACCGCGGTTACGCGGGCGATGAATATCTACGGCTTTGCGGTGCCCGCCGATTACACGCCGGTAGCCGATTTGCTTAAAGAACTGCGCTTGCCGCCTTTCGACGCTGAATCCGAATTTAGTTTGGCCGATCTGTGGCGGCAGTACAAAGGCTGGATCGTGGCGATATCCGCGTTGCTGCTGTTGCTGACTGGCGGGGGAGCGAACCTGATGGTCCAGAGCCGAAAGGTGAGGCAAGGCGAACAGCGTTTTGCCACCTTGTTCTCGCTGTCGCCGGAACCGATGTGGATCATAGCTGATAGGCGTTTTATAGATTGCAACCTTGCCGCAATAAGGATGCTGGGCTTTTCCGATAAGTCGTCGGCGCTGGGTCTCCATCCTGCCGATATTTCACCTAGGCGTCAAGCGGACGGGGAATATTCGCAGGCTAAGGCCGACCGGCTGATACAGGCGGCTGAAGATGGCGCAACACAGAGTTTCGAATGGGTGCATCTAAGGACGGACGGCGGCAAAATCATCTGCATGATTAGTCTGGCCCGGATTATGTTGGATGGTAAGCCAGTGGTGTTATGCAGCGGGCATGACATTACTGAGCGCAAGCGGATGGAAGAAGCGGGGACAGAGGCATTGAGCCGCCTTCAGAAAATCGCTAGCCGGGTGCCGGGCGTTGTCTATCAATATCGTTTGCACCCTGACGGCAGATCTTGTTTTCCTTTCGCCAGTGAAGCTATCCATGATATATACCGGGTCAGTCCGGAGGAAGTCCGCGAGGATGCGTCCAAAGCGCTTGCCATTCTTCACCCGGAGGACTGCGACGGCATTGATATCTCCATCCGGCAATCGGCGCGGGACTTGACTCCGTGGTGCTACGAGTATCGAGTGAAGTTCGGCGATGGCACGGTGCGCTGGCTGTTCGGTAACGCGCTGCCGGAGCGGGAAGCGGACGGCTCGACGCTCTGGCAGGGGTTCATTACCGACATCACAGAGCGCAAAATGATGGAAGGGGCGTTACGGGAAAGCGAAAATAAACTCGCCACCATTCTCGACAATGTCGACGCCTTTATTTATATCAAGGATTGCAACTATCAATACCAGTACGCTAATAAGGCGGTGCGGCAAGTGCTCGGCAGATCTCTGGAAAACATCATCGGCAAAGTGGACAATGTGTTTTTTGATGAAACGACAGCGGCCAAATTGCGCAAAAATGATCGTAGCGTTCTTGAGTTGGGTGAGAGAATCGCGGCTGAAGATACTTATATTCAAAAAGGCAGTGCGATTGCCAGCACCTATCTTACCGTTAAGCAGCCGTTACGCCGGGAAGACGGCAGTATTTACGGTTTATGCGGTGTTTCTACCGACATCACCGAGCGTAAGCAGATGGAGAACGCGCTTCGTGATAGCGAATTTCGCTGGAAATTCGCTATTGAGGGCTCAGGCGATGGCCTTTGGGATTGGGACGTAGCCAATGGCACGGTATTTTTTACCAAACGCTGGAAAGAAATGCTGGGCTTTGCTGAAAACGAGATTGGCAATGGCTTGGATGAGTGGTCGAACCGCATTCACCCTGACGATAAAGCAGATGCTTTGGCTGTAGTACAGGCGTATTTTGACGGCAAGATTCCGGTTTACACCACGGAGCACCGCGTTAGTTGCAAGGACGGCAGCTACAAATGGATACTCGACCGCGGCATAGTCGTCAGTCGCGATGTCGACGGCAAACCCTTACGCATGATTGGCACGCATACCGACATCAACGAGTATAAGCAAATGGAGGCAAAACTGCGTGACAGCGATGCTTTCAATGTCAGCATATTGAACTCGCTGATTTCGCATATTGCCGTGCTGGATGCCAAGGGCGTTATTGTTGCCGTCAACAACGCATGGCGTCGCTTTGCCCATGAAAATGGTTTGTTGGAATCCGGTCAGGATATGGTCGGGGCAAATTATTTGCACGCTTGCAAGAATGCGTTTAATCAATTTTATGGCGATGAGGCAAATGCAGCACGGGCCGGTATTGAGGCTGTGCTCGCGGGTGAGCTGGAAACATTTTGTTTTGAGTATCCTTGCCACTCGCCGACCGAGCAACGCTGGTTTTACTTGAACGTGTCGCCATTGCAAGGATCGCAGCACGGGGTTGTGGTTAGTCATAAAAACATCACCGAGCGCAAAAAAGCGGAGGAAATTGCCCAAGCCGCTTCTCAATACGCCCGCAGTCTGATTGAAGCGAGTTTGGACCCGTTGGTAACGATCAGCGCGGAGGGCAAGGTCACCGATGTCAATACCGCCACCGAGCAGGTGACCGGCGTGTATCGGGACACGCTGATCGGCAGCGATTTTGCGGACTATTTTACCGATCCCGATAAAGCGCGCGTGGGCTATCAGCAGGTTTTTTCCCAGGGCTTTGTGACCGATTATCCGCTGGCTATCCGGCATGTGTCCGGCAAGGTCACCGACGTGCTTTATAACGCCGGCCTGTATCATGACGGCAATGGCAACGTATTGGGCGTATTCTGAAGCGCGGCGAGATATTTTGGATGTAAATTGTGCGATATCTGACTTATTTTCATATTGCACGATTATATATTTAATTGCTCATCGAGAAACAAGCCGCCTAACTCAAACTGCTTCAACCACCCTCGCCTTTGGTGCCAGCGTGGCCACTCCGTTTGCTACAATGACCTGATCCCCTACCGACAACTTAACGGTAGACGCCACCCCAACCCCCCCAGCTCTTGTGGCCAGCTTTACCGATAGACCGTTAACCTCCGTCACCACCGCCAGGCCATCAGGCCGGGATGCTAATGCCGCCTTGATAATCTCTAATGCGCTACTCATAGCGATTGCCTAAGTTTAATCTGGCAATCCATTGTCAGCGCAGGATTAGCACCTTCAGACAATTTAATCGAAATCGATATACCGGTTAGCTTCGACCGGACAGGCGATGACGCCGTAATGTCTGGCGACTCGACCAACTGCCCCAGCATCATGCCAGGCCTAAATATAATCTCTCCGCTATGCTCGGTGACAGCATGGGCATTGGCATTCATCTCCGCCCGCCCACGCACAATCAGCATATCATCTGATAACAGCGGGGACATAATAGGCTGACCAGTACGATCACCAGCCCCACGGTAAACTTCAATGTCCATTACTCCGCCACCTCACCGGTAATTAGAACCAGAATGCTAAAGTCCACATTCCCATTAACCGACGTAGGCGACGCCAATGCGCCAATAACGGCGGTAGCAGTGTAGGTAATCGATAGCACACCCACGCCTTTTGTGGGCACCGAGACAGTTTTTCCGTCCGCACCGACGACCGGATGGCCCAGGTCTCTACCAATCCATTTATACGACACTATATCATCCGCCGGAACATTCAGCGTAGCCGTGGTTACATCAGCAAATTGCAGCTCATCGGTATGCTGTACAGCAACAGTCCCGGCGGCGCTTAAACTGCCTGCCGACGAATCAGCGGCAACCAGCGACACATGTGCTGATTTATAGACAAGCAAATAAGCTGTCGCCCCCGGCAAAAACGTGCTTTTGCCGGCATTTAGCCCAGCCGGGCGAGTATCCACCTCGGCCGATAAATGTGCGTTAGCCGCCACTGCGGCTTGCGGATTGGTAAACTGAACTACGACCGTTGCTGTCGACATTATGATGCCTCTACTAATATAAATTGAACTTCTTCAGCCAACGTCAGGGATACATCCCAATCCGTCGTCTGTACCGTGTATGTTATCGCCGCCAAACTGTAGCCGCCGTTTGATGCGATAGCGCGTGTACCCTCAACAGAAATTACCCCTAGATCGGCATGCTGCCAAACGTAACCGGTCAGCGCCGATGCCGGATATTTCAGCGTAGCTGTGCCGTCGACAATCTCAATCACTTCCGACTCAGTACGAATAACCACACCTTTGCTAACAATAACGGTTTCAGCTGCGCCGGTATGCACTAGATTGACAGCTCTTTGCGCCGACAAATACGCCCGGATTAAGGCTTTTGCCGGGTTAGACGGGTCGGCTATCACCTCCAGTCGGTCGGCATTGCTAGACTGCGCTGTGGAATTGCTCACCATAACCCGATTGAACCCCCTCGCAGGGGCGTCTATTGACCCGACGGAAACCCAGTCATTATCTGTGAAGTATTGATCTGGCAGGGTTATGGCGTAATCCGGTACGTTGACAGGATCACGCAATCGGCAATGAATGCCGCCGTCCGGAAAACTCTCGATCAGCCCTCCAACAGCTTCGACAATCGCCTTTGCCGCCTGTAACGGCGTAACATTCGCCATAGACAGCGCCCCAGCCGGAATCGTCCAAGTGGGCAGACTCCAGGTCACCGCACTAATTAAAATGGTCTCAACCGCCGTGCGCGCATCAACCGGCCCCGCGTAATGAATTGTAGTTTCCGCCGCCCAAGGCGCATCCATAAAGCCTAATGGCGACATGGCGCTGAGCGTGTAATCTTCTACGCCTAATGCCCGGTGAATATTGCGACTGTCGACGCGTAATTTATAAACCTCGCCCAAGACCTCCAGCTCGATTGCGTCGCCCAGCGAGGTACGCGCATAACTATTCCGGTCGGACAAGGTAAAATCAGCCAGCCACACGGATTGACCCTCATCGCAGCTGACATGAGCGGACGTGTAGCCTGTAGGGATCAGATTAGCCATGCTGAGTCCTCAAAATAAATGAAGCCGCGGAAACCTGCCCGGCTGAATCAGCCGGCAGACTGTAGAGGAACTCACAGCGCCCGGATATTTTATGAGTTGCATCCAGATCATAGGCAAACTCGCAGCGGACGTTGACCTCTGCATTTAAGCTGTAGACAAATTCACAGCGGTCAGACAGCATAGCAAAATCGCCGTAGACAAATTCACAGCGATAAGACAGCGTGGCAAAATCATCATAGGGAAGATCACAACGAACTAATACATTTACGGTTGGCAATAAACTATAAGGAACTTCCAGACGGGAATAAATAATATCGCCGTACGTTATGTCGCAGCGGAACTCGACAGTATCTCCATAAACATAATCAACTCGAGTCTGCATGGCATCCCCATAAGGGAGTTCAATGCGGGCTTTAATAAAGTAGCCGCTAAAACCTGGGCTCAGCCCGAGTAAGTTCTTTACAGCGCTAGCAGGGGTTTCGGCATTGCCCAAAGCTACTGCCGGAGTTTGCCCGGCTAAATGCTTTTGCTCTACAGTAGCTGTGGCTGCAAAGCCAGAAGCAATAGCCGGTACTTGCCCGGATAGCGCATGTATCGCCTGGGCAGGAGTCCCCCTGTAGGAATCCACACTAAAACCTGGGGTCAGCCCGAGTAAGTTCTTTACAGCGCCGGCAGGGGTTCCTCCGGCCCAGCCCAAAGCTACTGCCGGAGTTTGCCCTGATAAGTGCTTTTGCCCGGCGATAGCTGTGGCGGCAAACGGCGATGCCGCCGAGTAAGGTGCCGTAGGAGGGGGGAACGCCCCCGTGTAAACAGCGACACCTTTAGTGATGCAGACCTCGTCAAGATATCCTGTATAGGGGTTCCCACCGGTATCAAAGGCCCCTATAGAGAATTTGTGTGTCGTAGCCCCTGTGTTTACCGCAGATCCTGCGGTCAATGTCGTTGTGCCTACCGGGACACCGTTCAGGTACGATGTGAGGTTATTGCCATACCTGACGAAGGCGATATGGCTCCACGCATTAGCGGCAGGATTAGGGCTGGATACCGACTTGCTGGTGCTCCCTATATAGACGTCTGAGGTCGCAGTTGGGCTGATGTAGAAGACCCAGGAGCTACCCGCCGCGGTGGCTAAATCTGCCTGTCCCGCCGCTATACACCGGGTACCTGTGGATGTAGTGGGGTATACCCAGGCTTCAACCGTAAAGTCTCCCGCCCCAAATTGTAGCGCCGAGTTTGTGGCGACAGTTAAAAAATCCCCTGCACCGTCGAAATACCCCGAAGAACCCCCAAATTTAGACTGGGCGGTTTTAGTGCATGCATTGCCGTTTACCGTTACCGTTAACGGTGTATTTGAGCTATCTGTGAATACAGTGCCATTATTACTACCATCACAGTGCAGTAATAGGCTGATATCCGAATACGACATTAGGAGATGTTAAACCAACCGGCAGCGGGTTTGTATACCACAAACTCAGAGTTTACAGAGGAGCCTTGGCTACTGCCCCCCGAGGTGTTGAGGTCCACATAAAACAGCAATTTACTGGTAGTTGCGCTAAATGTACCCGCTGTGACCGGCATAACGGCGATAAAGTATTTCGCCGTTATGGATACGTTACTCCCAAAGCTGGCATCGGCCGAACTGTAGCTGCTAGTGCCAGGCGTAGCCGTATCATCGATTACCAAAGCGGTTGCGGCGATGGGGGCGCCATCACCCGATGTAATCAACCCAGAGGCTATATCCGCCGTCGTACTATGCGTAGCACTGGGCGTGTAGGCACTGGTCGCCAAGCAAAACATAATGTTTCCAGCCGACGCATCATTCCAATCCCGGTTGCTTGCATCCGTAATTAGTTTTAGCAAGCCATTAAAAGATGTAACGGGTCCTATAGCCATGATATTTTCCTCATTCAGATTAAAAATTACGCGCTCTCGCCCCGAATAGCGACCGCACCGATATTACCAGCCAGACTCCCAGATCCCGCAGGAACCCGATTCCGAACTAGAAACGGCAACGCTGCTTGGGTCGTATTAAACGTGACTATGTCACCAGCCGCAAACGTACCGCTCCAAGCCGCCGCCGAAATCTTGAAATACGGGGTTGACGTAGCAGGATTTACTGCCGCGTAATCGGCCCCTATGCTGCCGGTCCCCGTTAAGCCCCCGCTTACCGCACCGACTACCGTAAACGTCGTAGCGGACGCAAATGTCAACGTCCATGTTTCATTAATGGATCCTTTACTGGGTACAGTGAGATTGCCCACGGTGCCGTGCGCCAGTGTCCCTGCCGCACTAGTCACCACAGCCGCATTAAACGCCCCCACAACTTGCACAATCTCTAGCACCCCGCTGACAATTGTCGGCGTAGCCGCTAAATAGCCGTTAGCTAATGGATACCCGGTAAAGGTCAGCGTCGCAGAAGCCCCGGTAATGGATACCGCAGACAACGGCACAAACTCCTCAGTACCTGTGCCGCCACCCACGGGAATGTTTGAAATACGCACCAACATACCCGCCCGGAACGGCAACAGCATCTCGTAGTCGGCATGCTCGCAATTGACTGTGATGGATTCCGCACCGACGCTGGCATTAGCGGCCAACAGTCCGACGCCGTACAGTAGCGTTTCGTCCTTATCACTCGCCTCCGTGCCTGTAGCGGTTGCCGCCTGAATCAACAGGTAATCGTCAGCGGGTGTTAGTTTATCCATATAGACCCGCACCGCATTTAAGGCCGTGACCGTATCTGAGTTGGTGTGCAAGAACACCTTGCGCCAGCGGGTTATCCCATTCATTCTCTCTGCCGCTGTAACATCCGGGAACAGGTTGTTTTTTACTGCCGAGACAATCTGGCTATACGCCATGCGGCCGCCATTTTGAGCGGCCACCGTGTTTGAGTTGAGTACACCGGGCCGCAGAATGAGATCGGCATTGGCTAACGTCATGGTATTGCTCCTTTTAAACAGTCATTAAATTGAGAGTGATACGACATAAATCGTCATCACCAGGGTTAGAGACATCTTTGACCGACTCGGCATCAAACGCTTGCCCTTCATGGTGCCTGAACATCACTTGATACGACACATCGCGCAGCACTAACGGCATAACCAGCCCAGCCTGATCGGCGGCGGCTTGCAGTCGCAGTACCGTGGTACGGGTGACAAAAGCACCGTCCGGCCATGATTTAAGCGTGATTGGCACACCCTGGCTACGGCTGATGGACATGATATGCGGCGTGGCATCCAACGTGGTTTTCAGCTGCTGAATCACGCGCGAAGCTAATTCGTCTAGCCATTGCAGGTCATTGGGCAGGGGGATAGTGTTTAGGTGTGTAGCCATAAGAGTTATTTAATAGGATGAACCTTGTCCTGCACGAAAAACAAAGTCATCTATAGTCTCCAGAAATTTAATCGGGTTCTTGTTGTACACCCAGTATGAAACCTCTTGGCCTTTTGCAAGGTCTGAAAAGTTTGCTCTGATAGATAAAGGCTGGTGGATGGCCGTGCTCAGCACCCCTCTTACTAAAATTCCAGGGTAGTTATCTAAGTATCCTGGCGGATATAGAGCTACTACGTCATCTGGGTACGTAAAAACACTTGGAAAAACATGGGTGGATGAACCGCTTATCACGTTAAACTGAAGTATATTTATATCCTCAACTATTGGGACATCCAGAGAGACCAGCAGGGATCCGTCATTATTTCTTATATGCACCATACAGGATGCTGGCGCGACAGGGGGTGTAGGCACACTAATAGCATCCATCGTTAAGCCTATTAACTTACCCGCATCAATCGGCGTCCCCACCCAAAATAAAAATAATCTCCAATCTGATTGCCCGCTATACGTATCGTGGGCATACATCCTTACAAGGCCAAGTTTATCCGTAAAATCAACGAAATCAATAAAATCAGGCAAAACCGACAGAAAATTACCGGTCGCTTGGTAACCCGGCTGCTCTGTCACAAAAGTGCCGTAAGGCGTATACACCGCCAGCGGTTTCAGTACATTCTTTATTTTGATAATCGACTGCGAATACTCCACGTAGTTAGACGTAGGGAAAACCGTCAGAGTCCCCTCTTCAAAGTTACTGACTACAATATCCTCAATAACCGGGACAGTGTAAGTGCCATTCGGGGCGTGAAGTGCGGTCCCGCCTGATAGCGTGATCGACTCGGACATATTCGATGTCTCGGTTAAATGCTTTCCGTAAAACTTAGTCCCTATGGCGTTTGATGTCATTCCCGCAAGGGATTCCGGGCTAAATGGAGCACCGCGCCAGACCAAAAACATGCGTTGGTATCTGAACACTCCTTGTTGTTTATATTTGATTCTGACAATGCCCAGCTTTTCTGAACCAGAGTGGTACCAAAAAGACTCATGAATACTCAAAAACCCAGGCGGGCCATAGGAGGGCGGAGTGGTGCCTGAAGCCTGTGCAGGCACCCTATATTCAGACGTGATAATACCATCACGGATCTGTTGTAACTGGTTTGACAACTTGTAGAGTGTCCCGAATGAAAAACTGGTAATGAAGTGATAGACATCAACCTGCCCACTCACAGCGCATGACACAGCCAACGGGGGGAAATATAGGGTCTCGCTAAAATCGCCCAGACCGCCCGCCGACGTAGCGCTGTAATTCACATGATATACATCAACATCGCCATTCGGCAGATGCACTTCGCGATACACATTCATCGACAAATTAGATGAGACCGGGTAAAACGTAGCCGCTAATGCATCAGGGACCGACAACGTCTCGCCTGCCGGCGCATCCATGTACTGAATGATATTAGCCGTAATACCAACCAGTTCCATCGCTTGAATATGCACCCCATCGCGCATAGTCAATTCAGTCAGCGCCGACGCCGTGTACGGGTTGGCGCCCTGGAACGACATCACCCAGTTAGCAGGGTAATTGCAGCTAGTGTAGACCGTATCCAGGCGGTAAAACGCTTTCCAGTCCAACGGTTTTTTTTCGACGAGGGTTACGGCATTAAACGGCACGCTGACTTGAGCAGATAATTCGGCATGGGTCAATGTGCCGGAGACAGCCCCGCCGCCGGTTAATTGGGTGTTCAGCGATAGGCTAAAATGCGGCTTGGCCGCCTCTTCAACCGCTGCACTATGCACCGCGGACTTAGCCGCCACCTCGGCGGCGGCTAAGTCCGCGACAGTTTGGGCAGACGTAACGGCGGCGTGCGTCCAGCTCACATAATTTGCATTAACAGGATGAGGGCGGGCTGCGTAAGCATGTGATGCAGTGACGGCCTCGGCTGTTGCTTTGGTTAACTCTTCATGTGCCGCTGTGGCAGCTTGGTTGGCTGTTTCCAGTTCAGACCAGGCCTTGGCTACGTCGGCATTGGTCGGCGTAGCAGACCCAACAGCAGCGCCGCCCCGCAGGCATGTATCATAAGCCGATTGCGCGGCGCTAGTGATAGACTCCAGGCGGCGACGTGCATATTCTTCCGCATACCCGTTAACCACATCCCCCTGGCTCGACCAATAGGCCTGTTGCGCCAGCGTAAACGGTGCAATCCATGCGGTTTGCGGGTCAGAGTCGTACGCGGCTGTAGCCTCGGCGAAATACTCGCCGAAGTCGCAGTGCTTGAAGCGAATGCTGATAGCTGATTCCGCCATTATCCAGCCCTGGCTAATGAGCGTAACTCAACGGCCAAATCACGCGCCGCGCTGCGGGAGCCTTGCAGCGTTACCGTTTTGCCGGAAAAGTTGAAATTCAAATCAACGACATCGCGCTGGGGTTCGGGCGACCGGCCGGTCGCCCCTACGGGGGCGTGTGCTTCGCCGATTGGCCCTCCGATGGAATAGCCAGGCGCAACGGGCAACTGCTTGTTGTTCAGCGCATTCATGAAATTAACGCCGTAATGTTGTACCGCGTCGGTCTTAACGACATACTCGCCATTGCTGGCCATGACCGGTACATCATCGGAGGTGCCGGTACCGGGGCCGGTGATAGCTCCAATTACGCGACGGAAGGTTTGCGCGGCCACTCGGCCGCCGGTGGCAAGGTGCTGGATCAGCCCGCCGGTCGCATTGTTTTCTACCTTATTAATATAAACGGTATGGGTGCTGAAGGTGTTCTGCTTAATCTCATTAATACTTTTAAAAACCGCATCAAAGTCCGGATTGACGGTATGAGCAGCAGAGGTGGGAGAGGATAATTTAGCGTCAATATCGGCCTTCATCGCCTCTAACGAGGCGACCGCTTCCGTTGTATCCACGCCAACCGGAACCGCCGTTAAAAACGCGATCGATTTGCGCAATTCTTCCTGAATTTTTGCCAGCTCTTCGTCGCGCATCTTGTCGAACGCGACCACAGCCGGAACAGTGATTTTAGCGGTGGACAGCTTGGCTTGTAAATCGGCGATTTCTTTATCCGCATTAAGCGGATCGGCCTTGATTTTGACCGTCAATTCTTTAGCTGCCGTCAGTGCGGCCAGTTTGTCCATTTCATCTTTCGCGGCGGACGCGTCGAGTGATAACTTTACCTGGGCCTTGCTGTTTACATCGGCAATCGTTCTGTCCAGTTCGCCCTTGAATTCGGCCAGCCCAGACGTAGCACCAGCCAGCGATGCTGCGACGCTCTTTGCTTGCACCAACTGAGCATTGCCCAGTCCTGACAGCGCACTATCGGCCAGCGCCGCCGACTCCTTGATCTGCTCAATGGATTTAGCAATAGCAGTATTTTCGCTAATCGCCTCTTTACGCTGGGTTTTGCCTTGTGCGTCTTTAGACACATTATCGACCGCATGAGCCGTGCTCTCGGCCAGACGTATTGCCTCATCGGCGTATTTCTTAGCGTCGGTAAAATTACCCTCCAGAATAGCTTTTTTGGCCGCCGCCTGTTTTTCGTCGATCTGTTTTTGCTGGTCGGCATAAGCCTGCACATCGCCCATGCCTTTTTGCTGCAAGGCGCGGACTTTATCCTCAACGCTGCGAGACAGGTTTTCGCGTTCTTCAGCGGTATGGCGGACGGCATCTAATAGACGATGCTCCTCGTCGATCATGCTATCAACCGAGGACTGATAAGCGTTGACCACCGTTTGCAGGCTGCCGATGCGCGCCTCAGCGCCTTGCTGTTCCAGTGCCGAAATATCACCACCCGCCTGGCGTGCTAACTCGATCGCGCGACCATAGGTTTCATTCCAGGTTTGATCCAGCTGGATTTTGGTATTCAGGGCCGCGGCAGTTTTTTCAAACTCGGAGGCAATGACCGCCTGAGTGGTTTCGGCTATTTTTTGTTTTTCGCTGGTTGCATTGTAGTCGACCGCATAAAGGCGCTCTTTTAGAGCAACGTCAATCTGAGCGCTTTGCGCGTCGAATGCCGCGGTAATGGCCTTGGCTGCGGCATCATACGGCTTAACCATTGCCTCGGCGTGAGTAGTCGCCGCACCACGGGCTTTAGTCAATGCCGCATCGACGCCTTCGGCCATTCTCCCGGCTGATGTTTTTAGCTTGTCAAAAATAGTCGGTACCGGCGTTTTATTTATGCTGTCTACAGCCTCCTTAGTTTCAAAAAAATGATTTTTTAACTGAGCTATTTCAACGGCAGCCTTTCCCCATCCTTCAATTGACAAAGAATGAGACATAGCTGTAACCAACTCCCACCACATAGCCGTCACACCCGCAATATAACCACCCAGCGATTTTACCCAACTAAAATTCCGCTCCGCCCAAGAACCCACCTCCCAAGCTATCAATCCAGCCATCGCCACACGACCAGCACCTGCTGCAATAGCAAACGCCGACATCCTTGATGTTGCGGCGGCGGTTCCAGCTGCTGCCGTCGCTTGTGCAGCCGCCAGCTCTTCCGTTGCAGTTGCCTGAGCGATAGTAGCCGCAGTTGCCGTGGCCGCAACCCGCGCTTGCTGAGCACCTAATGTCGCTAGCTCAGTTAACACGATAGCTCTATGCTGCTCAGCCAGCGTTAATTTTCGAACGGCTTCTGCATGAATATAGTGCGCAGCGGTCCCTTCCGCCGCCATAGCGGTTGCAGCTATAGTCGCCTCTGTCTGTGCTATTTGCGCATTAATAGCGGCCAGTCTGACAACAACAGCCTCTCGTGCTACGAGAATTGCCGCCTGCGTTGCTGCCGCCTCCGCTACCTGGGCCTCAGCCGCAGCCACATTGGCTTGTGCTTGTGCTGCGGTCGCAGCTGCTGCTTCTGCAGCAGCCGTAGTCGTTGCTATAGTTGCAGCCCTGGCCGCGAACATCGCCTCCGTGTAAGTGATCAAGGCCTGGAGCTTGTTCGCTCCGAATACAGTCAACAGCACTTCGCCCGCATTTACACCAAGATCGATCAAGCCATCTAAATGCTTAGTGACAAACGCAATACTGTCGGCAATGCCGCGAGTGGCTTCCGAAGCATTTTTTGATTGACCGATATATTTTAAAAACTGATTTTCCAGCTGCTGCCAGGCACCGGAAACCGTCTGCGGCAATGTGGCATATTCAGCCGCCAACTTGTCTTTTTGCGACAGTAGCGCATTAATCACCCGCTCTGAAGTCAGCTCGCCTGCCTCAGCCATTTTGCGCAAGGCAGCAATAGGCACACCCAAACCGTCGGCCAGTGCTTGCGCGAGCCTCGTGCCATTTTCCATAACCGAGTTAAATTCCTCACCACGAAATACGCCACTGGCTATCGACTGGGTAAACTGCTGAATACCGCCCGCTGATTCGGCAGCCGTAGCGCCGGATATTTTAAAGGCCTGGGTAACCGCTTCTGTTGCGTCGAATGCTTGCTTTTGAGTGCCGCCAAGATTTTTTATGCCGATCTGTAGTTTTGTGTACAGAGCAATAACAGTATCGAGCGCTGAACGTGTGCGCTGAGCAATATTGAATAGTTCGCCCTGAGCGGTGTTGAACTCCTGCTCAGATGAGGTGGCGAGTTTGATGCGCGCCGTTAAATTGGCGAATTTGTCAGATAGGCCGACTAAATTTTCCAGCCCTTCTTTGATAGCGACAAAACTGAATAGCCCGATCATCAACGTCTTAACGCGATCGATCTCTTGGCCAATACCGCCGATGCGTTGACGAGCGGTATCTATCCCACGGCTGGCTTCGTCTTGCAGCCTTAGTATGATCTTAGCAACGAGTGAAGTGTCAGCCATGAAAAAACCTGATATACATGCTTACATCCTTGTAACCTGGATACCGGCAATCCCTGCCGGTATGACGTTAAACGTTCGTACGGCGCGCTCTACAAATTACGCAGACTGCCACTTCTTAATGCGATAAGGATTATTGCTGCCCGGTTGTGTCACCATAAACCCCGACAAATCCAACTCGGAGAATTTATCCGACATAAAATCAACCGCTGAACTGGGCGTCAGATGCGCCTCATCAATTTCGATTTCAACGTTTTCGCTGTCCGCCTTATTAACCCCGTCGATCAGGATATAAGCGACAACCTCTGTCGTGGTGGCTGCGACGGTTGCAAACCCTGAATAAGCCGCATTGGCATAATCAACATGCAATGACTCCGCGTTGGTCATAGACCCTGTTGACAGCGGCTGAATCATACCTAGCGCGTAATTTACGGTATAGTCCGTGCCTTCAACATAAGTCACCAAATCAGTAGCCGTATCAGTTACCACCACGGATCCGGCGGTAATATTGCGGTTAGCCAATTTTACAAAACAATCCAGTTTCGCAATGACAACCTCATTAGTCACCGTATGCGCACCGCCGCTTAATACCGACGATTCGCCCATCATAGCTATTGCCATCATTTTTGAGTTAAATGCCGAGAATTTCAGCTTTAGCTCTGCCGGTTCCTGCGTTGATGCCACAGCGGTTACCTGTCCCTCGGTTGCCCGATCCTTCGAGATTTGCGTAATCACTTTTGCTTTAGGCGTGACATTAAAATCGATCACCCCCGGCACTTGTTTTAATCCCTGGAATACGCCATTGATTTTAGTGTTGATATAGACGGTGCCCTTGATCTGTAGTGCGCCAGTTACTTCAGTCATAATTATTTAACTCCAGCTGATTTAGGCGTTACAACGCCACGGTTGCGCAACCAGTTAGCTTGCGCCTCAGTTACGTTGATCTTGTCGCCCTGCTTGCAGGGCTGGCCGCCATGCGTATGTGGCATTAACAGCGTCACCTCAAGGGTGGTCGCAGGTTTTTCGGTTTTTCCGGGTAGTTCAGCCATTGGGCCACTCCTGATGATTAATGGATTGTTGAATTTCACAGCGGCAAGGCGCTGCCGGTAGTGATGACTTTCGTTGAAAACAGCGCTGGAAGATGTGCAAACCCGTTATCGTCCGTAGCGCGGTAGGGGGCTTTTTGCCGGTGCAACTCGCTGTGATCCGGCGATAATAGGAATCCTTGCAACGCAACCAACGCGTTCAGAAGAATCAGCCCGGCATCCTGTCTAGCCGCATTACCGGCATCGGCGACATTTTTTGCGGAGACGATGATCAGCCAAAATTGCTCGCTGCTTTGAACCTTGCCGCGCTGAGACTGGCCGCCTGGAGTAAGGTCGGGCACATCGTCAAAAAAAATCACATTGACCGAGCCGTCCAGGGCATTTTTAGTTACCCACGCAGGAGACGGCGCAGGGCGGATTTTATTCGCGGCGGCAACCTGCTCATCAACCAGACGCTGAATAATCAGCCCGGATGCAGAGAGAAAATTACCGAGCATAGGGCAGCGCTCCGCAGAGGCGCATAGCGTCGCTGCTTAAGTAATATTTATTGAGATTATTATAAAATTTCATGCTGCTAGTGTATGGCAGCATAGGGGGGCTGGGTATCCGAAGCAGTTCGGAAGACAGAATAATGTAGGAGCGGACTTATCCGCGCCCTACAGCGATAGGATGACAGAAGCGGCTAAAGCGCGGCGGCAGACAAAAATAACGCATCCAACTGGTCGGCCGACCAGCCCATTTCGTCCGCAACCTGCAAGACAAGCGCGTTGTCGCGCAGCAATACTACTGCGTATTCCCACTCGATCTGGGCTGCTTGTGGCATAGTG